ATGCAAGAGTGGCGCATGCCATGAAGGAAATGATGCCTGAAGCCTCGGCTTGCTGATGACGTCCCATGCGCGTTCCCTCCAGTATTTGCCATTCTAGCCTGTCGTTGTCCTACCATACGCTACAATGGAAACTCGTGTTCACCTGCCACGTGCGGGAGTGCATGAACGGGCTGTAGCGCAGTTTGGTAGCGCGTCTGCTTTGGGAGCAGGATGTCGCAGGTTCAAATCCTGTCAGCCCGACCGGAAGCCTTGGAAACATTATGTTTCCAAGGTTTTATTTTTTCTTGGCCGTAGGCTATCGACACGATTCGACACGATGACCGCGCAACCTCCGCGTCTAGACGGTCTTCAACTGTTCAGCGCGCAGCTCGCCAATCGCGTCCGCCACATCGTCCAATCGTTCCGGCCAGAGAGCCGTGTATGTGTTCAGCGTGATGCTGGGTGAGGAGTGGCCGAGCTGCATCTGTAGGGTCTTCACGTCCGCGCCTTGAGCAATTGCAAAGCTCGCATAGCTATGCCTCAAACTATGGATGGTCACGCCCTCGTCCTCCATGCCGGCCAGTCGGACGGCCTTTCGCCAGACACGCGTCCGCCACGTGTTCGTCCACAGGTTCCCGCCTCTTGCCGCGCGGAACAGCCAGTCGTCGTCGCCCATGCCCTCCATCTGCCGTTCGATGGACGGTATGAGGAATCTGGGTATGGCGATGCTGCGCGGTTTGCCGTTCTTCGGCGTGCCCAGCACAAGCCTGCCTTTGCCGTCGTCGGTCCAAGTGCGGCGGATGCGCGCCCTGCGTGAATCCACATCCACGTCGCCGCATTTGAGTGCCAGCGTCTCGCCAATGCGGGCACCGGTGTATGCCTGCCAGCGGACGATCAGCCCGTCTACCGGCCGTCCTGCCCGTTCGGCCATGCCGGCCAGCAACTCCACCTCCTCGACGGTAAGGAACACCATGTCGTCATCGGATTGCGTGATGCGCGGCACGGTGACCTTTTCAATGGGGTTCTCTCCGATCCAGCCGTGCTCCAAGGCGAATTCCATGACACCGCCCATGACGACCTTGACGATGTTGCGGATGCTGCGTGGACTCAATGGCTTCGATTCGCGATCGTCCTGCAGTTCGGCGGGATACCCGCCTTCGGTGAGCTGCGTGACCCACTGTTGCAGTTCGTCGCGTTGGATTTCCCTCAGTGTGCGATCGCCCCACTTGGGGTTGATATAAACGCGCAATTCGCGGCGGTATCTGCCCAAAGTGCCCTGTTTGATATCCATCTTGCCGTCCGTCCATTCAGAGGCAACGTCCCGGAAGATGCGTAGTTCCTGCTGCGGGTCGCGGTATTTGCCGCGTCTGATGTCGTCCTCGATGGCCGCTGCGTATTCCTCAGCGTCACGGAGCTTGGCGAAGTTCCGTGATTTCTGGACGCGTTTGCCGTCTCGAAGCGTGTACCAGCGGCATCTCCACCGTGAGCCTTGGCCGTACAGCGCGGACCGCCATTTGTCGGGCACATTGGCTTTCATCGGATCCTTCGCATTGGCCAGCGACTGTTTCGCGGCCCTGCTGGGCGGGTTGCCGTCCTCGTCGTTTTTGAGCCATCTGTCGTCTACGAACGCTCTGGCCATGGTTGTCTCTTTCCGAGGATCCGCGCTACACTGTGCGTGGAACCTCATTTTGGTGAAAACGGAAATGCTGATTGTTGGTTCCTTGGGTTCCGTCCGACTGTGTTCGGGCGGAACCCTTTTTGTTTCCCGTCGCGGTATGTGGACGCTGAGCTTCTTTTATTGCACGCACACGCCGGAATCGTAGAGCAGCTGCCGGTAGTCGGACAATACCTGTACGGTCACGCCCAATTCCACGGCCATCATCCACGTGTTACCTTCGTACACTTCCTCGGCCATGCCGTAATCCACCGGTGAGATCAACGCCAGCGCGGTCTCCCTGCGGCAACGGCGCTCGCATTTTATTCCGTATCGTGTACCGCATCCTGGGTCATGGTGTCTGGCGTGTATGAGCTCGTGGCACAACGTGCAGCGGCGTTGGCGTTGGTTGAGCCAGTCGGCCAGCAGGATGAGCCTGTGCCGGTCGTCGTACAGGCCGCATATGTCGCGTGGGAGGTCGCGCGATACGATTGACAGTCCCATGGATTCCGCGCTCCGATGAAGGTCCGCAACGGTCTTGTTATCCACATTCCTCTCTTCCGAAAGTATTGTTTTTCGAGAAGTACTTTTTTGCTGTTTGTCAAGTTCTGTTTGACAGTTGGAGTGTCGTATGTGATATTTGAATCAGCTCATCTACCAAGTTGTAGAAGGAGTCTCCGGGGTCGCTGCGGCGGCCCTTGCTTTTTATTGAATGCAATTCCCGTCCAGGCTTGACTGATCGTATTCTTTCAGCAGTTTGTTGAAGCTGTGGTCATGATCGACGTAGTAGGCGGTGACCAGCATGCAGTAGCCTTTTTCCTTATGCGGTTCCAATACGACTAGATACCGTTCTGGTTCAATGAGGATATACAGCCTATCGCGGCCATGCTTATGCTTCCTCCAGATTAATGGCGCATCGCATGTTTCATAATGGCATTGCGGGCAATCCTTTGCGTCGTCAATCGTCTTTCGTGGAAACCTGATTCGTTCGCATCTACGCAGATCAACGTTCCTGTCACCGGTCGCGTGGTCTTCGACGCTTGTGATGTGGAAGAACCCGGCCCATTTTCCGTCGGTCTCCTCTCTCTGGCGGCGCACGGAGACCCTCAGACCGTCGAATGATGGGTGTGAATCTATGAAGTCCTGCCTGAAGATTGCGTAAATCCTATCCTCGTATACGGCGAAGTCTTCTATCGGGGATTTGGGCACGAGCTCCGGTATCCAATGCGGTGTCATGCGTTCCGTCCTTTCCAGACGAAGATGTTGAACTTTCGCGTGCCCAGGGTTGTTGACTGGGTGAGACGGAGCTTTGATTTCATGCGTATGTAGTCGATGATTTCAGCTTTCGCGCCCGATGGTTGGGGGATGGTCGTCCGGTTCGCCCTGCAGACGGCCCCGTTGATCACATCGGTGATCTGCATCATCTGCACTTCGTCCGAACGGATCGGCTGCACTTTCTTGATGCACTCGTGGTTGAAGTCGTAATGGCTGTTCGCCAGCACTTCCTCAAGTTTCTCGGTACGTTGCGCGGAATGCGTGTCCTTGATGTCCACGTACACGTTGTAGGTGTTCGTGGAGTCGAACAGCCTGTTCAACATGGTGAAATACATCTTGTAATACCAGTCGTTGTGCGACTGTGACCATGCCTCATGGTTCAGGCGCGTCTTCTTGGCCACCAGAACGCGGAACCTCATGTCGTCATCCAGGAAGAAGCAGTTCAATAGGTCCTTGTAAAGGTCGATTTTCGGCATGCTGGCCTTCGTCCACTTCACTTCCGTACGTGCCTTGACGCCGTAACGTGCCTTGATCTGGAGGATGTTTTCCGTGATCTCCTGCTTTTTATCCTTGGGGATGATGAGGGCTCCAAGGACCATGACATCGCTGTCGTCATGTTCCAGATGACAGCTCTCGTCACAATACAGGTTGTATTCGGTCATTCGTGTTCCTTTCAATCCATCAATCGTCCGGCGTTTCGGCTTCGAGGCGTGCGTTCGGATCCCTGTTTGCGGCCACGTCATAGTCTTCGGGGTGCGCGGCGATACGGTCGATGAGATCATCGGTGATCCGGGATTCGCGCTCGCGGGCCTCGTAGGCTCGTGCGGCATCGCTGCCCAGGGCGCGGGTGTAGATGTCGAGGCTGGTGAGCCCGAATGTGAAGGCGATGTGCTCCACGTCGGACGTGTTCAACGGCGCCTCATAGCGCATGCGTTTGTACCAGTAATTGTTGCTCAATCCGCTGGAATCGAAGAATTCATCTATCGTAATGCCGCTATTTTTCAACAGTTGCCGACATACATCGATGATTCTTTTGCTGTCTTCGGTGACTTCGTTTTTAGATCCTCGTGCCATGCCTGAAGTCTATCTAAATAAGTAGATTTTGTAAAGAACCTATATAGGTAGATGCATTGAATCACCTAAATAGGTAGATTGAGAGTTGTCGCAAGGGAACGGACCAACCAGAAAGGAGCGGCAACCAATGAGCGAAACGGAAACCATCGCACGAAACCTCAGCGGCGAACTCGCACGACACCGCAAGACGCAGGCCGCACTCGCCAAGGAGCTTGGTGTGAGTGAGCAAAACATTAGTAAGCGATTGCAGGGCGAGGGTTCATTCACTACCGAACAACTCGAGAAAGCCGCCGGAATGCTCGGCATGAGCCTCTACCAGCTCATGATCAAGCTCCTCCAACCAATCGACGGCATCAAACAGATCAAGCCGTGAGCAGCGCTCGCCGACGCATGAATCGAAAGGAGAACCCGAAATGAACATCAATATTCCGGTCGAAGATTCGAAAAGGCCATTGGATTGTCCGCTATGCGGCGGCATTCCGGAAATCCGTGTGTCGAAAACAGCTTATTCGGGTAACAACAGGATGGATTACTTCGTCGTATCCTGCTCGAATGGGCATGGTCCTGCAGAGGAAGGCGTATCGCAGGAGTTCATGCTGAAACGGTGGGACGCCTGGGCGGCCAGAATCACGTCGATTCTCTCGTCACCGATTCACCCGTGCCCGACGTGCGGCCGCATGCCACACGTCAAGGCAAACGACTTGGGCCTCAAGCTTGACTGCGAATGCAGAGCAAGCTCGAATCCTGTTTCGGATCCGGTTGCCGCCATCGAACTCTGGGAGCGGAACATCGAAAAAAGACAGCGTCTCAATGCCGATGTCGAGTTTCTGAACGGGATCATCGCCCGGTCATCGGCGTCGGATGCAACGGTTCCGGTGGCTCCTCGATCTCGTCAGTGCGATTCCGAAGCTCGTACCGTTCCAGCCGGCCAATCAGCTGCCGCCAAAGGGGAATCCGAATCGCCTTATACCCACTGGCCGGCCACAGATTCTCACCGGAGACACGTCCCACATGACATCGGAGACGCTTCTTCCACCAGCGGAGCCAAGGAATCGAGGGGAAACGGTCATGCGTGACCACGATGATCGAATCCGCATCGGAGTGGTGCATCTGCAATACGACGGACTCGCCCGGGGCGATGGATGGCATGGAACTTTCCCAGTGACGTAAGTCGTTGCCATGCGAAGGCTTGAGTTCCACCGCGACAACGCAGCCGGAGCCGACGAACCGGACGTCAATGGCTGGCGCTGTGCCGATGTTCTCCAAGGTCAGTGGCTCGCCATACAGATCGCGATTGCCAGACAGATGCTCCGGCAGCACAACTTCACGCCGTGTAAGCACAAGATTCGGCCGGTTCCTGTCGAAATAGCGCAACAGCAGCGTGACCGCCGTGGACGTTACGACGCTCGCCGGTACCACCGAGGACCAATCAATACCGGTAACCCAACTCATATTTCACCAATCATCACGGAAGAACACATGAGAACGATTCTAAGGAGAATCACATGAACAACGAAATACAGAAGTTCGATTTCAAGGGCGCGGCATTGCGTACCTTGACCGACGAGGCGGGGGAGCCCTGGTTCGTGCTCAAAGATTGTATGAGCATCCTTGACCTTGGCAATCCAACTGAGACCGTCAAAATGTTTGATAAGGATGAGTTCAGTACTACTGAAGTCATCGATTCGATTGGTCGCCGGCAGCAGACGTATATCATCAGCGAACCTGGTCTTTACCGTCTTGTGATGAAGTCTCGGAAGCCGGAGGCCAAGGAGTTCCAGCGTTGGGTGACGCATGAGGTGCTGCCGTCCATCCGCAAGCACGGCGGCTATATGGCCGGCCAGGAACGGATGACACCGGAACAGATGGCGTTGGCCAGCATGCGATGGCTGCAATCCAAGGTCGACGAACAAGCCAAACAGCTCAAAGCCCAGGAAGGCAAGGTCCTGTTCGCCAACGCGGTCGAAACCGCGAGGACGTCCATCCTTGTGGGCGATTTCGCGAAGATCCTGAAAAGCAACGGCATCGACATCGGCCCACGGCGCCTGTTCGCCTGGCTCCGCGAGCATGGATGGCTCATCAAGGCCAAGGGCTCCAGTTGGAACATGCCTACACAGAAGGCGATGGACCTTCACCTGTTCGAGATCAAGGAGACGACCATCAGCCACTCGGACGGGCACACCACGATCAACAAGACGCCGAAGATGACCGGCAAGGGGCAGACGTATTTCGCCAAACTGTTCCTCGCGAAACCAACACAGGAAGCGGGTGCGTGATGAGTGAGACATGGCTGCCGGCATGCATATCGCTTACTGCTGGCTTGTTCAGTCTTTCCCTGGCTTTGCTTCGGATCCTCGTCGATCTTGATCCGATCGGTTGGATCCTGTCGTTGGGGGAGTGCCAAGAGTCCGGGAAAGCGGATGCAGTCGGGGATGTGCAAATAACCATAATCCCAGTCTCGAATGTTCGAACCGGTATCTCGTCAGAGTTGGCAAATGCCGTCTCGTTTCCGGTATCGGATGACGCGGCTGTTCCGGGAGCGACCCATGAATCGAATAGGAACGGAACACGCGGCGCATCAAATGCGTCGGCTGCTTCGTCCAATGGAGGCGTATCGCTATGACATCGGCTTTCTCATCGGCGTGCATGATGATATACGCGCGGTCGGCCGCTTTGAATTGCGCGATGCTGCTCGGAGTCATGAACTCGGTGTTGTCGCCGATGGGTCTCAGGAGCAGGAAATACGCCTTGCATCCAATCCCCTCGATTGAGACGTCGTACGCGTCGCCGTCACCGGAATTGTACACGGAGCAGACGGAATCCGGCTCGGCCTCGTCTCGAGACTCCAACCAGTCAGAAAATCCGGGCACCGTTGAGGAAATCGGTAATTCAGGATTCGTCGAGTGTTCCAGCAGGGTCCAGTCCGCCTGCGGCCTGTTATGCCATGGCCACCAAACGGTCAATCCGGCGCCAAACAGCGAGGCCGCGGCACCGGCCCATGCGGCCAATACGGATCCATCCATTGATTCTTCTCCTAACTGTTCGGCCCGCACGTCGGAAATGCGGGATGACACCGATTTTAGGAGGGGGCCGGGCGGTTCTCCTAACGCCGCCCGGCATTACACACGCAAAGGAGGCGCGTGATGGAAGACGATACGACGTTCGCTGCGCTCGCTGAGGTCCTGAAACCGATGAACACGACGAAGGACATCGCGGACCGTTGCGGCATCAAGGAGGGCACCTTGGCGTACTGGCGTGGTGCGGGAATCGGTCCGAAGTTCGTGAAGGTCGGACGGACCGTCATGTATCCGAAGGAGCCGATGATCGCCTACTTCAAGGAACACCTCTACCAGAGCACATGTGAATACGAGGGAAAGGAGTCGGCATGAAAACGATTCGCAAGGCCTGCGTGCAGGCAGTGTTCGACGAGTTCGAGACCCAGGGCGAAATAGTCCACCCATTCAAGGACGTGGATGCGGAGGCCATGAGGTCGCTCGGCCACATCGTCGGCTACATCGACCTCGACGTCACCGGTCTCGTGGACCTCATCATCGACACGATCAACAAGGAGCTGTGATGACACTCAGGAGAATCGACGCGGAAACGCTGCTGGCACCACCCGTACCGCCGAAGGACACGGTGATCATGTTCGGTTTGACCGGCTACGCGATTCGCGTCACGGGCAAGGGCGCCAGCCTCATGGCACTCGACGTCGACGGAAGCCAGGAGCTGGCGAGCATCGGAAAAGACCAGGCAAGGACATTCATTCAAAGAATCGGAGGCGCAAGATGACGGACAACGATTATCGCATCGAGGACAGGTTCGAAAAGGGAAGGCCGAACTACACGCTCAGGCGTTTGAAGTTCACGCTGGCCGTGGTCGGCCTGGTCGTGAGCGTGACGCTCATGCTCACCTGGCATGGCGGCGGTCTGACGGGCGCGCTTGTGGTTGAGGGCGTGTATCTGGTCACGGCCCTGTGGCTGACGGTCAGGTTCGCTCCGCGCGATGACGTGGATGGCGACGTCTGACCGTATCCGCCGGCGTACAAGGACGCGGGCGGATGGCGGAGGCGTGGGTCCCTTCATCTCACATTGCATTTCACGCATGCACTCTCACGTCTTCCGCCGTCGCACAGTCCGCTGTGGGTTCGAATCCCGCCGCCGGCGCTTGGCCGGACCGTCAACGCCGCCCGCATCCCCGCTTCGTTCAGCTTTCTTGGTGGTGTGGGAACGATGGGCGTGCTTCTTTGCTGTCATGGCGCCCAGCGGTCCGGCTCGTATCAATCAATCTCATATCAATCAAGGTCAAGGGAGGAACCGATGAAGGAGATTCTGCCGCATTGGCATTTCAGTCCGAACGCTCCGGTCAAGGACGTCGACACGAAGAAGATGACGAGTGGTGACAGGGCGGTGGCCGGCGCGTGCTGTCGGGCGATGGAGACCGAGGCGTGGAAGGAGCTGGTGATCCTCGAATCGTTGGGCGTGCGTTTCAACGGACTGGTGGGCCGGTTCGTGTCCGAGGTTGCGTCTCCGGTGTTGGAGGTGATGCCTGGTGACAGTTTCCATCAGGGCGCGAAGGCTCAGTTGTCGCACATGGTGAAGACCAGGGATGGTGGCGAGACCATCCGCATCATCAAGACTCTCGCCGTGAAAGGTAGGTTCTAATGGCTGGTGAGACGATCATCGCGGTGGTGGGCAATCTGACCGCGGATCCGGAGTTGAGGTCGACGAAGAACGGTCGGAGCGTGGCTGGGTTCACGATCGCGTCCACTCCTCGCACGTTCGACAGGCAGTCGAATCAGTGGGTCGATGGGGATGCGTTGTTCCTCCGCTGCACGGTGTGGGGTGATCTGGCCGAACATTGCGCGCAAAGCCTGGCAAAGGGCATGCGTGTGATCGCCCAGGGCAGGCTGACGCAGCATTCATGGGAGGACGAGCAGCATCAGCGCCGAACTTCCATGGAATTGCAGGTGGACGAGATCGGGCCGAGCTTGCGCTATGCGACCGCGCAGGTAGCCAAGGCGCAGCGTGGCACGGCTGGAGCGTATGGCAATCCGTCCTCCGCCCCGGCAGGCTATACGGGCGGAGCCACCGCTGCCGGTGCCTCGTTGCCGCCGTCTGACCCGTGGGGCTCGCCACAGGGTGAATCGTCGTCGTTCGGTGATTTCGGCAAGCCGGAATCCGAACCGGAATTCTAAGGAGGAATCATGGGCATCACCATAGAGGATCTGCCCGTCGAGGATTTGCATCCGAATCCGAACAATCCACGCAGGCAGGTGGGCGACGTGGCCGATCTGGAGGCGAGCATCCGCTCGCAGGGCATCAAACAGCCTCTCCTGGTCACGCCGACGGGAGAGACCGACATCGACGGGCATGCGCAGTACCGAGTCGTCATCGGCCATCGCAGGCTCGCCGCCGCCAAACAGGCCGGACTCGAGTCCGTGCCGGCGATCATCGAAAGGATGGACGCGCGGAGGGAACGCGAGGTCATGCTGGTCGAGAACTCGCAACGCTCCGATTTGACGCCCATCGAGGAGGCCGACGGCTATCAGGGGCTCCTCGATCTAGGCGTGGGCGTCAAGGAGATGGCCGAGAAGACGGGACGCAGCGACCGGTTCGTCCGCAGACGGTTGAAGATAGCCAGAATCCCGCAGGAGACGCGCGACATGTCCGCCGATTTCAGCCAACTGTCGCTCGACCAGTTGGACAAGCTCGCCGAATTCGAATCCGACCCGGACATGCAGCGCGAGCTCGCCCGCGCCGACGATTTCGACTGGACCTACCAGCGGCTCTCCCGGGAACGTAGGAAGACCGCATGGCACGACAAGGCGCTGGAGGCGCTCGCCAAAGCCGGAATCAAAGTCGAAAGCTTCCCGGACGGAAAGAACTTCTGGAACGGGCATCCGTACGGATACCGGGCCGGCCGCATGATATCCAACATCGAAACGGACTTCTGGACCTCGTTCACCAGGGAATCCGACTGGCCGTCCGCACGTGTGTACGAGAATTCCGCGTTTGATGAGTTCTGCACGTACCTGCCGGTTCCCGCCGACGAGCTCGAAAAAGACAAGGCCAAGACCGACGAGGACAATGCCATCAAGGCGCGAGGCAGGGAACTCAACCGACAGGCCCGCGAATTCGAAGCGATCGCCAAAGCCAACCGCACCACATGGCTGAAACACAACCTCCGCGCACTCACCCACGAACACGCGGAAACGGGAATATGCAGGCTCGCGCTCGCGGGCACGGTTGGCTGGAGGAGCGTGTTTCCGTACCAGTCCTACAAGGGCGAGGACGTCATCAGGGAGCTGATCGCGTTCGGCTGGAGCCTGCCGATCACCGAGCATGACGACGAGCACTGGTCGTTGGAATGCAAGGAGAACCTCGACTCGATCCGCATGGTGTTGAGGGACAGGCCGCTGCGCATCCTTGATGTCCTGGCCGCCCGCTGGGAGTCGAACATCGGCTGGAACTACTGGCGCCAACGGCGTGACGTGGACGATATGGGCATCTGGTACGACGTGCTGGAACGGATTGGCTACCAGGTGAGTGAGGACGAGAGGAAGGCACTCAAGGGCGCATATCTCGGTGGAGGAGATGACGAATCATGAGTATCCAAGCGTTGACATGGGTTATCTACGGTGTAGCGCCGGACATCAAGCACGCGGATTTCCGCACGCTTCTCGTGCTGGCCGACCATGCCGATCCTCAAGGCATGGGAGCGTATCCGAGTAGGAGCACGATCAGCCGGTTGACCGGATACAGCGTGCGTACGGTCTCCTATGCGTTGAAGAGTCTCGAATCCTCTGGACTGATCAGCAGGGGAGACCAGCGCATCGTGTCTGGCCTCGGCGGATACAAGCCGACCGTCTGGAACCTCAACATGAGCAGAGGTGCAAAAACTGCACCTCTCAAAAACGCCGAAACACCAGTGCAACACGACTGCACGCCAGCAGTGCAAACAGACTGCACACCAGCAGTGCAAGCAGGGGTGCAAAAAACACGGACAGGTGTGCAAACAGGTGTGCAACATGATTGCACAAGAACCATATCTAAGGAAGAACCGTATATAGAACCTAGAGAGAGTAACGCGCGCGCGAGAAAACAAATCCCAATACCAGCCGACTGGAAACCCTCTGAGGAACACCGGACGCTCGCCGACCGGCTCGGCATCGACTGCAGCATCGAAGCCGACAAATTCCGCGACAGGGCCCTCGAATCGGGAGCCCGCTCGGCCGACTGGAACGCGAAATTCCGCAACTGGCTCGTCAAAGGCAAGGAACGCGGATTCGCCACGCCAAAGGATTCCAACGTTCGCCGACGGTTCACGTGGGGCAGCGAAGAGGTGAAACGCGTTCTCGGCTCGATAGCCTGCGAGGGCACGGACACGTACATGGAGCTCGCATGCAAGGTCGCGGACCTGCTCAACCAGGGCGTGGACCCGGACATGCTGCGCCGTCAGCTCGCGAACGTGCCCGGCGACGTATTGGCCGAACAATTGTTCGAACAGGAGGCGGCGGCATGAACGCCATGACCATCGCACACATGGCCGGCATCCTCACCTCGGCCATCCAGGCCGCGGACCGATTGGAACTCGACGCGCTCAAAGGTCCGGCGCTCGCCGATATGGACCTTGACCTCGTCCGCGATATCAAACGCGACTGCTCGACCTGCATCAGCCTGCTCGACCAGTTCGGAAGGGAGCGACGATGAGCGACCGGCAATTCCAGGAATCGAAACATGTCGCCTTGCAACGTCAGGGCTGGCATTGCATGCGTTGCGGACGCAACCTGCACGACCCGACCGTCTGGCCGGGCAGGAGCGGCCACCACCGGCAGTTGCGCCGTCGGGCCGACCCGACCGTGCGTGACCTGCCGTGCAACATCGTCGAACTGTGCGGTTCCGGTACGACCGGCTGTCATGGTTGGGCGCACGCGCATCCGGCCGAGGCGGAACGGTTCGGCTACATCATCCCGAGTTGGCGTGGTCCGCTCAGCGTGCCGATACGCGACTGGAACGGCGACTGGTGGTGGCTGTTGGATGACGGCACGGCGCAACGGCTCACGCAAATCGAGATCATCGAATGGCAAAGCACTTGGAAGGAAGAATCATGAGGAAACAGGACAAAGACCGGAATGGGAAGCCGGAGGCGCTGCTCTGGCTCGACTTCGAAACGACCGGCACGGACAGGAATGACAGTCTGCCGTTGGAGGTCGGCATGGAATGCACCGACGTGCTGGGCGAACATTCGTTCGGATCCCTGCACCGCATCATCAGACCATACGATCTCGACCTGTTGGACATGAGCCCGATAGCGTTCTCCATGCACACGGACAACGGTCTCCTGTTCGAACTGCTGAACGGCTCCGACAGGAACGATTGCGTGGAAGCGGTCGCGAATGCCGTGGAGGAGTATCTCGACTCCCTTTCGCAACGCTTCATGCTGGTTCCGGCTGGTACGAACGTGGATTTCGACATCGACTTCCTGAAACGTCTCGACCTGGCCCCGGACAGGTGGCTGTCCTACCGCAAGTTCGACCTGACCACGCTCCGCCGGTATTTGAGGTTCATCGACTGTCCCGAGGATCCGTACGAGGGGCATCGTGGATCGCACAGGGTACGCGACTGCATCCGACGCGACATCAACGACTACAAGTGGTACCGCAAGCTTCTGAAGGGAGCATGGTGATGACAGCGGTCTCCATGATGCTCCTGTGCGCGGCCGTCCTGGTCGCTTGTGGATCGGAGGCCGGCCATGACGGTCCAGACGCATATGGCGTGGCGGTACCGGAATCCCGCCGACCTGATCGTCCGTCGATGCATCGCGCTCACCGGCATGGATGTCACGTTGGACGGCCCGTTGGATCTGATCCGGTTGAGTCCGGTCCACGCGGTCCTGAAATACCGGGGCATCGGCCTGCATGTCATCGACTGCGACCTGCGCCACCATACGAACAAAACCTCGGACGGCATCCGCGCCGTCGTCATCACGGAAGGCAAACCATGAAAAACATCACATCGCATGCCAGGAAATGGCATAGGACCAGTCCATGCCCATACTGCGGCACGAGGAAACCCGGCATCGAACCCTACGCCCGGATCATCGGAGCCAAGATGCGCTGCATCTGGATCGCCAAATGCCATGGATGTCCGAACGCCGTCTGGATCACCACCCCGGACGACAGCATCAAAACCGCGATCCGCGGATGGAACCGATACGCCAACGGCGAATGGCGCAAACACCAGGAGGAAACGAAATGAGAAAAACAACACGCATCACACTCGCCATCACCGTCATATGCATGGCGCTCGCCGGATGCGGGAGCGCGTCGGAGCCTTCGACGCCAGCGCATGCGGTCAGGTCCGTCGACTCGCAGTGCTCCGCCGGGGCCGACGTATTCACGGAATGCGTCATCACCCTGACCGACACGAGGCAAGTGGACTGCATCGTCTACTCGACGAACGGCAAGCAGGCCGGCCTGTCCTGCGACTGGAGCCATGTGAGCGGAGCTGACAAGGAGCCGGCAAGATGAGCTACCGGGAAATCCATGAGCTGTTCGTCGTCTGCGACGAGTGCCACACAAGCCTTTCCGTCTATGACGCGACCTACGAGGCCGCCGACCACGAGGCCGCCGACCACGGCTGGCAATGCGACGAGCTCCAAGGCAGGCACTACTGCCCGCTCCACTGGCACGTCGAATGCCAGGACTGCGACATCACCGACAGTGGAGCGCCGGACGAACTGGAAGCCGCGGGATGGCACATCGACCGAGATTATCCATGCGACAGCCTCTGTCCGAACCACCGCCATCTCGCATGCCGCGAATGCCGCAAGTGCGAGGTCGGACCGCTGCACCGGCTCGAATACGAGGGATGGCAGGTAAATGCAGACGATTTCAAGAAGAGCCTCTGCCCGGAATGCGTAAAAAACAAGAAGGAAACGAAATGAAAGTGAAGAAAGTCCTCATAGACATGATCGTCAAATGGCATCAGGCCGGATACAGCCTCGATGAGATCGCACCACTGGTGCCGCAAGTCCCCAAAGAGGAAATCAAAGCGATCATCCAACACACCCGCGAATAACAAGAAACCCGACCTTCCGGCCGGGCTCCTGGCATCACCACAAACCAGACTACACCGCCGGAGGGAATCGAACAAATGAACGAACCAACCAACGAATCCCAACCAACACCAAACCAGACACAACCACCACAAAACAACCAAAACAAGCCAGCGCTCGCCGGCATGTGCCGAGTGTGCGGCTGGGAATGCAATCTTCGCAACACGCTTTGCGACAAGTGCGAGGCCGGCATGAGAGGATGGCTCCGCGACTATCCGTCATGGATCCATGCTCTGCGTGAGTTCCTGGACAGCACCGCACATTACGGTGGCCATCAGCCCGGCCGTACCAATTTGGCTTCGGCTCCGACGCCGGTCAGGTTGTCTGTGATCGACCATCTGCAGGAGATCGATGATCTGGCTGTCGCTCTTTGGCGGCGGTTGTATGCTCCGCCGGCCATGCCATGGGCCGATAGCAGGATTCATCCGTCCGTGTTGAAATGCCTGAGTATCTGCGCGGATTGCAATCGTCTTTCACGATTGCCGGACATTGGTCTGATTTGGCATGACTGGGAGCGGTTGGCGCGCAAGACGCTGGGCATCATCGACGTGCCGCCATCCAAGCATGGTATCGGCAGGTGCCTGAATCCTCTGTGCGGCGTGGAGCTGAGTGCGGAGGTCGGCGCGGTAAATGTTGACTGTCCGGTGTGCGGCAACACTCATCGCGTGGTCGACGTGCGATTGGGGTTCCTGAAGGAGTGCATCGAATCCGGCAGGGCGTTCACGGCGGGGGAGTGCGCGGAGCTGCTGCGCGAATGCGGGTTCCAGTGCAGCGTGAACACGATCTACTCGTGGCGCAAGCGCGGCAGGATCCAACCGGCCGGCAGAAACGAGAAGGGACAGCCGCTGTACCGCCTGTCCGACGTACACGCGCGCCTCGCTCGGCATGACGTGATTTGACATTTTTCAAAGTGCAAGGCAGAATTGTCAGTGGATTAAAGGGTTCAAACCGGAAAACGGTTTGAACCCTTTTCATATCCACCGATGGATTCTCCTAACTCCTTGGGTTATATCCCGTCCTGTCCGAACGGCATATCGGACACGCTCCGCCCACTCCCGTCAGAGTGGGCATACCTCAATGTGGCAGGCAAGCCAATCCCGTGCTTCCGTGATGCGGTGATGCTCAAATCCGCCTGCCGGTATGCCTTCGTAGGAATCAGTGGTAGATCGTACCGGCCGCGAGTCTTTATTGGATTCTCTTCCTTGTGGCCCCGTGTGGACGCGGGTTCGAATCCCGCCGAAGGCACCCATGAAACAAACCCGGGGTAGGGGTATTCGCAGATGATGGGGAGCCCCTACAAGACACGGGAGTGTCCATATACGGGAGCCCCTATACCGGCATTCCAGCAAGCCAACGGCGAAGATAATCATTGATGCATCCATGACACCCCGGGGCTCATACATGTGGGGAGGCCACATGAGCAAGCGGCGTAACGAGCGTGTCAGCAACGGCTGGCGGCGCAGACAGCTCAGGGCAAGAGTGCTGGCCGCATACGACGTGTGTGCCATCTGTGGCAAGCCAGTCGACAAGACATTGAAGACACCACATCCGATGAGCGCCGAAGTCGACGAGCTCGTACCGGTCTCACGTGGCGGTGATCCATACAGCTTCACTAACTGCAGGCTCACGCACCGCAGATGCAACAGGTTCAAGAGCGACAAGACAGACGAACACGCACGAGCGCTGCTGGCTGGCAGACAGGAAGTGAAAGCAAGCTCGATGCCGTTCAAAACGTTCGGCATCTGACTCCGATACCAGGGCGGGGACCCCGGGTATGCCCCCTCCCGGTCGCCTCGGGTGCAGTGCCGATTTCTCTCCGCGGATTCAAACGTCGGAAACAGGGGAAACAACGAAAGGTCGGAAAGCGAGGATTACGCCGATGAAGTGCGAACTCTGCGGCAAGGAATTCCAGCCTTCCGGCCACGGGCGGCCTCAGAAGTACTGTTCCAAGTCCTGCCGCCAGAAAGCCGATTATCGTCGGAAAAAGAACAGGCCCGCACAGGACCGGAACAGTAAGCCGCCCGTCAAAGCCGTGGAAACGAAACAGAAGCCGGAGCAGGATCTCGACCAGCGGAGCTTCGAACGGATGATGGACGGCAGCATGCTGGACATACTGCGAGACAACCGTGACCTGCTGCTCAAGGCCATGGCCGATCCCACGACGCCGGCGAACGCGCTGCCCGCGATCAGCCGACAGCTCATCGCCGTATGCGACCGCATCGAATCGCTCCAGGTCGGTGGCCTGACCGACCTGCTGGACGATGAGGAAGACGAGGTGACGGACGATGTCGGAGCGTCGATTGTCTGAAATCGCCAAGGTCCTCCGCCAGCCGGAAGGCATCGTCGGCAGCGAGTTCACGCGAATCAACAAAGCTGCGCGCAAGGCCGGCATCCGTTTCGACTTGTGGCAGCAGGGCTTCTTGTGGCTTCTGTTCGCCAAGAACGCGGAAGGCAAGTATGCGTGTGGCGCGGACGGCGCCGTGCTGTCCAGCTGCAGGCAGATCGGCAAGACCTTCACCGTCGGCACCGCGTTGTTCCTCAAGGCGATACTCACACCGAACCTGAAAGCCATCTGGACCGCCCACCATACGCGCACCAGCGACGAGACATTCGCGGACATGTGCGAGATGGAGCACAATCCAGTGCTCGGCCGGTACGTGGAACGCATTCGCAGAGCAAACGGCCAACAGGAGATCACGTTCACGTCCGGCAGCCGCATCATGTTCGGCGCCCGCGAAAACGGTTTCGGCCGAGGATTGCACAGCGTGGACGTGGCCGTGTTCGACGAAGCGCAGATCCTCACAGTGCGCGCGATGGACAACATGATTCCGGTTTTGAACACGAGTCCTAACCCCCTGGTCGTGTATATGGGCAATCCACCCAAGCCGGGAGACCAGTGCGATGCGTTCACGGAGAAACGCATGCATGCGCTGAACCATGACGGAAACCTCCTCTACGTGGAGCTCGCCGCCGACAAGGACGCGGATCCGGACGACCGCGAACAGTGGGCTAAAGCGAATCCCAGCTATCCGAAACGTACAAGCGAACAGGCAATCATGCGCATGCGCAACAACCTGTCGGACGATTCATTCCGTCGTGAGGCGCTTGGCATATGGGACGAGACCGCCACCGCATACGCCATCAGTCCCGACCTGTGGCAGGCCGCGGCCGTCGACGACGTGCCCGAGGGCGGCACGGTGAGCTTCGGCATCGACATGCCTCCGGACAGGAGCGTGCTGACCATCGGAGCGGCGCTACGATACGCGGACGGTTCGGCCATCGTCCAGATGGCGAACATCAAGGACGCGCGGCAGGCGGGAACCATGTGGGCCGTGGACTGGCTCGCTGAACGCTGGCCGAAGACCGCCAGCGTGGTCATCGACGCCCAGTCGCCCGCTATGAGCCTGCTGCCGGAACTGAAGAAAGCACATGTGAAGGTCATGGTCACGAACATGCAGGAGATGGGCCGCGCATGTGGCCGGTTCCTCGACATGCTCAAAGCCGGAACGCTCAAGCATCCGCGGGACGAATACCAGCCGCAGCTGGCCGCAGCCGTCAAGGGCGCGACCACGCGCCCATTGGGACAGTCCGGCGCGATCGCCTGGAACAAACTCGGCAGTGACATTGACATAACCCCGCTCGTGTCCACCACACTCGCCCTGTACGGGGCGTGCACGACGAAACGACATCCGGGAAGACGACAGGAGGTGATGGTCTGATGGTGTTCTACATGGCCGACGGCACTACGGTAAGCACGGCACCGAAATTCACCGGCAGCAGCTACCTCGATACCGCGAGCGGCAACATCGGCGCCATCCTCGGCGTCGACGACGAGGACATGCCCATCATCCACGAACTGTTGCGCGTATGGCGAGAGAAATATCCACGCAACCTGATCCGCGGAGCCTACTACGACTGCAAGGAACGGTTCAAGGACTTCGGAATCTCCATCCCGGACCAGATCAAAAACAAGGTCGAGGCGATGATTGGATGGCCGGAACTGGCCGTCCGCTCATTGAGCGATTTGAGCGACCTGGAAGGGTTCAGCATTTCCGGTGACGACACGATGGGTGTTGGCGACCTGTTCGAGGACAACCAATTGGACGTGGCCACGTCCGAACTGATCGTATCCGCATACAAGCATTCATGCAGTTTCCTGACCATCGCCGCAGACCCGGAGGATCCGGAACGAATCAGTATGATTCCGCGTTCCGCCGACTGGTCCGCGGGCATCTGGGACCGGCGCGACCATCGTCTGGCCGCCGCGTTGACCATCACCGAGGACGATAAGGACGGGCGGATATGCGCGTTCAACGTGTGGCTTCCAGGCAAGGTCTACGAATGCTCCGGCCACCTGATGCCATGGCGTGCGGAGAAAATCGAAACGAACTTCGATCAGCCGACGGTCGTCTCGCTCGCCTATGACAGGCAGATGGACCGGCCGTTCGGCCACAGCCGCATCAGCCGTTCGCTCATGAGCCTTGTCGATGCTGGATTCCGTACCGTGGTCCGCATGGAGGCGTCTGCCGAATTCTATTCCGTCCCCAAACTCTGGTTCATCGGAGCGAACAGGGACGCGTTCAGTAGCAACACGTGGAAGAGCCTCATCCAGGCGATCAACGCGATCAGTGCCGACGAGGACGGCAACCTTCCCCAATTGCAGCAGGTGCAGCAGGCGTCCATGACACCCCATTCGGACATGCTCAAGACGATGGCCATGCTCGTCGCCTCGCAGACCCGGGTGCCGGTCGACTACCTGGGCATCACATTGGACAACCCGACCAGTGCCGAGGCCATGGCGTCCGCCGAACGACGTCTGACACGCATCGCAGACAAGCAGAACGTGGCCTTCGGACGGGAACTCAAACGGGCCATGGGCATCGCCGTGGCGTTGCGCGAAGGCGCGAACACGATACCGGACTCCATACGCGACGTGCACCCGGTATGGGCACCGACAAGGGAGGTCTCCGATGCGGCGCGCGCCGACGCGTTCACGAAGATCGCCGACAAGGTCACCGGCTACGCCGACTCCGACGTCGGACTCGAACGCCTCGGCCTGAGCCGTGACGAAATCACGCGTCTACGCGCCGACCAGCGCAAGGCACGCGCGCAGAACGTCGTGGACCAGCTCAAGATCCGCGCGGCGCAAAACAGCCAGCAGCAGGAGGCGTCAGATGAATCTGAACAATCTGAATCTGCCTCCGGAACGCCGCAAAGCATTGGAACAGGTGCTTGACCAAGCATGGAAGGACTACCAGGACAACCTCACGAACCTGACCGACGCGGCTGCCGATGAAATCGAGACCGTACTGGAACGCGACCCGTTGAACGCGCGCGAAACGGTGCGTGAATACACGGCCGCGGCCAACCGCCTCGCCGACGACTATTATGCGACGGTACGCACCGCATGGGCCGAATACGCTGGCGTGACCATGCCAGACTTCGACCCTGGATCTGACCTGGAACCGGAACGGGTACTTTGGCAGGTCCAAGGCGGCTTCGCCAACACCGACTACAACGGATTGACCTACTCGCAGGTCATGGCAGGCCAGGCACGATCCGGCGCGACCATCGACGACCTGTGGCCATCATTCTCGAACATCGACGACGCGCAACAGTTCATCACCGACATGATCCGCACCGGCGCCCGATTGACCGAACGACGGAACATACGACTCGACCCCACGAAACCAAAATGGGCGAGAGTACCAAAAGGTCCCAAAACATGCGCGTTCTGCGCCATGCTCGCCTCACGCGGCTACGCATACACCAGCGAGGAAGCGGCAGGTGGCAAAGGCAACATCTACCACGCCGACTGCCATTGCCAACCCATGCCGAACTGGGGCAAACAGGTGCTCGCCGGATACGACGAAACCGCATACAAAGCCGAATACGAGCGAATGAAAGCGCTCGCCGACCGCGAATACGATGGAGACATTCTCAAAGCGTACAGGAGCTCTCCCGGCGTGTGCACGGATTCCGTGGTCCCCGAAGCATTGAAGAAGACTCCGGGCCGTCCGCCGAAGTTCGACGCGAAGCATCCGTTCAGGACCTTCCTTGGAAGCGGAAACCTGAGGGATGCGGTCGTGGGGACGAATCCGATGTTCGATGAGGGTCCGGAATACAGGAACAACTGCCAGCGTTGCGTCGTCGCTTACGAAATGCGCAGGCGAGGATACGCAGTCACCGCGATGCCGAGGCCGATGGATCCCAGGACAGGACTTCCGGCCTTGGACACGGACACTAACCGGTGGGGAAGCTCCTTTAAAGGCGATTGGCGGTCTTGTGGCTCCGATTCAGGTCTTGATGGCGCTTCGGCGCTTTTGGATGAATGGGGCAAAGGCAGCCGCGCGTTCGTCGAAGTGGAGTGGCTTGATGGAACGAGGCATGTCTTCGTCGCGGAGAACCTGAAAGACGGGATACATTTCATGGACCCGCAAACCGGGTCGATGAACGTGTCAAGGTATTTCGAAATGGTCAACCATGGCATGACACGTATAATGAGGGTAGACGATGCGGAACCTACTGAACTGGTGTTGAAATACTGCAAGGAGGGCCAGAGATGATATTGACGGATGCCATCGGCCTCGTCCTTGCCGAATATCCCGGCATGAGGGCGATAGGCGCTGCGGAAAATTCCGACGCATGGATCATCGGCCTTGATTTCGCCGCTTCGACCAGTGAACATCCGGTACCTGGGACGCCAAGCATCGCGGTCGATAAAACATCAGGCGTTTTGCATAGCCTTACTCCTGGAACGGATGAATTCTGGCATTACATGACCGGTGCCAGGAAAGTGCCCATCCCACAGGTCTGAAATCATTCCAAGCCACCCACATGGGTGGCTTTTCTTATGCCATTTTTGGTGGATTGCCGGAGTAGACGAACGGACCCGACTGTAAATCGGGTGCTTCACAGCCACGCAGGTGCGAATCCTGCATCCACCACTCGACCAGCCGGTCCGGTTGGCGGCGACCATGCGCCGTATCGCGTGGGAGGACCATACAGCGCACCGTGGCGCGGTCGAACTCGAATCCACGGGAAACAGCAAGAAGGAGCACAGCATGTTCAACAGATTCCGATTCCCGGCCCGTATCCGTCTCATCGACGGCGGCGGGGACGAGGGCGGTTCCGGCGATAGTGGCGACGGCGGCGAGCCGAAATCGTTCACCCAGGAACAGGTCGACCAGATCGTCGAGAAAAGGTTGGCGAAGGAGCGCGGCAAGTACAAGGACTACGACGAGCTCAAATCAAAAGCCATGAAACTCGACGAGATGGAGAACGCCGGAAAGAGCGAAATCGACAAGCTTAAGGAATCGAACGCCGCATTGCGCAAGCAGATCGACGACGCCGCGGCCGAGAAACAGCACGCCGAATGGGTGTCCGAAGTCGCCAAAGACAAGGACGTTCCGGCCGAACTGCTCCGCGGCGGCAGCAAAGAGGAACTCGAAGCGCATGCGGACCTCCTGCGAGCGGCATTGCATCCAGCATCCAAGCCGCCGAGGGTGAAGAACCAGACAGGCTCTCCTTCGCACCAGAACAACAACAAGGACGCCGAAGAGCTCTCGTACATCCACCAGCTCCTCGGCAAATAATCCGACCGACCGAAAGGACAAGCCATCATGGCGATGAAAACAGACCAGATCAAGCTCCCCGTGAGCGTGGCCACCGAAATCGTGAACAAGGCCAAGGACACCAGCACCATCGCGTCCCTGAGCCCCAGCACGCCGCAGATCTTCTCCGACGCCGACTACCTCGTGTTCAACGGCAAGAGCGAAGCCGAGGTCGTGGCCGAAGGCGCGGTCAAGAACAGTTACGAGCAGACCGTGGATTCCGTCGTGGCGAAGCGCTTCAAGGTGCAGACTACCACCCGCGTCACGAGCGAACTCCAGTGGGCCGACGAGGACAACCAGCTGCAGATCATCCGCAGCATCCAGGCGGATCAGGCAGCCGCTTTGGGCCGTGCGCTCGACTACGTGATCTACCATGCGATTAACCCGAAGACCGGCACCGCGCTTTCCGGATTCAACCCGTTGAGCACGTCCGCCGTGCAGGTGATCGCCGGCGATGACGAAATCAGCAACGTGGACGCCCTGGCCGATGCGCTGAACGACTCCTACGACATCAACGGCGTGGCATTGTCCAAGACTTGGGCGTCCCGTCTGCGCAAGCTGCGCGTCCCCTCCACCGGCATGCGCTTTTATCCGGAGATTCCGCTGAACCTGCAGGCCGGCAGCCTGGACGGCATCACCGCCGCGACCTCTGGCACCGTCAACGGACGACTGGCCTCGACCCCGACGAAGGTGCTCGCGTTCATGGGAGACTTCAGCCTCATCAAATGGGGCATGGTCCGCGACCTGACCAGCGAGATTATCGCCTACGGCGACCCGGACCAGACCGGCGTGGACCTGAAGGCCCACAACCAGATCGCATACCGTACCGAAGCGATGTACGCGTTCGCCGTCATCGACCCGAACGCGTTCGCCGTGCTCAAGACCAAGTGAGGTGAACGATGAGTTTCCCCATCCAGACGCTTGTGATCAACCCTGCAGGCGAGGAAAAGCACACTGTCGGCCCGTTGGACGCGCAGGTGCGGCTTGTCAACACTGACGGCACCGCCTTCTCCGCCGGTTCCGGTGCCTACGAACTGCCGGAGGCCGGCAAGGACACCCTCGGCGGCATCAAGCAGTTCGCGCCCGAACAGACGATTGGCAACGTTGACGGCAACATCGTCAAGGCCGCCGCAGCCGCTCCGACCAAGGATGAATTCGACAAGCTCGTCACGGCTTTCAATACTTTGGCGAAACAGTTCGATGACACTATCACCGGCCTCGCGGCCTCCGGGGTGATCAAGCTGCCGGACAAGAAGTGACCATGACGGACGAACCGGACATGTTCGCCACCTCCGACGATCTCGAACGGAGGTGGCACAAGCTCACCGACGAGGAACGTCAGAAAGCCGACACGCATCTCGCGGACGTGACCGACTACATCAAGGAACGCTCGCCCATCTGGCGGCGGCTCCTCGAAGAACGGCCACGCCTGCTGACGAAGATCACCTGCGACATCGTCCGCAGAATCATGCAGGCCGACCCGTACGACATTCCCGGCGGCATCACGCAGATGAACCAGACCACCGGCAGCTTCAGCGAACAATACAGTTTCGGAGCGCCCACCGGCGATCTCTGGCTGCGCGACGACGAGAAACGCATCCTTGGCATCAACGCTCAGCGCGCGTTCAGCGTCGACATGGCAACGGGGGAGACGTCCTAGTGGAAACCATCGAAGTGTGGCGCGGCCAGTCCACCACCGACACGGACGACAACCCCATCCAGGGCAAACCCGCCCGCGTCGGCACGTTCCAGGCGATGGTCGCGCCAACCTCCACCACCGACCAGACCGAGGAGAACGCCAGCCCGCAGACCACCGAATACACGATCCACATCCGCGGTAGCCAACCGACCGGCATCCAAGCCACCGACCTGATCAAAGTCAGAGGCATCCTCCTGCCCGTCAAAGGAAAACCGCAAGTGTGGAACAACCTCCACGGACGCCACATCGGCGACGTCATCACCGTGGGCGAACGGGAAGGATAAGCATGGCCAAACGATGCAGATTCGTATTCAACCGCAAGGCGTTCAGCCAACAGGTCCTCAAAAACGAGACATTGCGCTCGCGCATGAGGGACGCGGCCGAAGCCGCCGTAGAGGATGACCGTTGCATGGTCCGCGACCATGACGGCAAGAACCGCAGCGGCGTGGCGATCATCTGCCCGGCACCGGTGGAGAAGGCGCACGGCACGTTGGAGGACACGCTCGGAAGGATGCGCGTATGAGCATCCCGGTCACTCCCCGGCGCACGGAACCCCTGCTCCTGCCCAAACTGAGGACACTGTTCCCGGACGTGACGTTCGACACCATCGAACGAAGCGACCTCGAACCTCCCTTCACCGAAGCCACGCTGGCCGACTCCATGCAAGGCATGAGCACCCCAATCTCGCAGTACGTGCGGCTGCGGCTGAGCGTGCGCTGCATGAGAGAGGACCATACGGGCGACTGGGACAAGGCCGCACGCCTGTGGGCCGACATCGCGAGGGAGATCATCGGGCTCGGAACCGTCGCGCCGCTCATCGACGCGTCACTCGAATCCGGGCCGGTACGCATGACTGACGAGGACAAGAGGCTGGTGTGCGCGTACGGAGTGCTCCTGCTCGAGGTCACCGTCAACTGAAACACAACCAAAGACAACGTGCCGCCACACGCGAAGAACGGAAAGGTGCAGACGAATGTCTGACAACAACGAAAAAACCACCGTCGCCGCGCAGGGCGCGACCGACTACGGGTACGTGTCCAGCGGCAACACCGCAGGCAACGTGCGCCTGATCAAGAACTACGCGCTGTTCCTGTTCCCCAAGGGCGACAGCACGTTCGTGGCTCCGACCGGAGTGGCCTGGACCCCGCCGGCAAGCAAGAAGCCGATCGGCTACTCCACGGAGGACGGCGCCGTACTGCATCCGGAACCGGGCGACAGCACCGACTACAAGGCCCACAACGGCGACATCGTGCTGTCCGACACGGATCCGGGCTACTGGACCCTGCAGCTCGCCGCCATGGAGGGCCGCAAGGATGTGGTGTCGGCCTACTTCGACGTGGACGTCGATTCGGACGGCGGCATCAGCATCAAGGGCGCCGGATTGAAGAAGGAGTGGATCCTCGTGCTGGTCGCGCTCGACCAGCAGGACCGTCCGTTCCTCCTGTACGGCACCAACGCGAAGGTGAGCGACCGTGACGACGTGAGCCTGAAATCCAGCGAGATCATGAACTTCAGTATGACGTTCAAGATGCTCAAGGGCACCAACGGCGAACAGTTCCACGCATGGGGCCTCGTCACTGAAGACGCCAAGTGACCCATTGATTCTTCCCGTGCGGCCGATGGCGGTCGGCCGCACGGGACACCCATTCAACCGCCAACCATTAGAACGGAGCCAACATGAGCGACAAAGAATACCATGTCGTGGACGTAGACCTGACCGAAGCGGAAGAGCTCAAACCCGACGTGCACCTCGAGGTCGCCGGCGTCAAACTCGACCTGCCGAACCTCAACAACGCGGAACTGCCCATCGAACTCGTCCAGGCCATCCTCCTGATCAAAAGCAAGCCCGCATTGTCCGACGAGGAAACCACGGCCTGCGTGAGCACGTTCCTCGCCTACTTCCAGACGATGCAGCCGAACTTCTGGAACGTGCTGCGCAAGACCAAACGTCCGATGGCCTACCTCACCGCGACCATCAAGGCGTGGGCCGAGGAATCCGGACTGGACCCAAAAGCGTTTACCTCGCCCACCTCTGGAACAACAATCGCGCGGCACTAGCCTACGACTGGATCCGAGCGTACGGGCAGATCTACAGGCCCGTACGCTTCCGGGAATGGGTTGAAGGCCAACGTCCACGAGTCGATTGGGGACTCGCCTGGGCGTTGACCCGCGAAATCCTCAAAGACCATACGAGCCACTCGTGGATGGCGTTGCAGAACGCCGTCTACGCGCCCGACGGAGCCGAACAGGCGGTCTGGACGCTGTCCGGACAACGCAAACGCCCATGGTTCGACCACGAGCACGACCCGCTCCGCCCGCCAACCCCGACGCACAACCTCACCCGCCGTCAACGCGAGGACAGGGAACGGCTCAAAGCCTACTTCCACATCAACGACGACCTCTGACTCCGACCGCCATCGGAATCCCAACCTACGAATAAGGAAACACGATGGCAGCACAGGACATAGGCGTCGCATACGTCCACGTCGAACCATCCGGCAAAGGATTCGGCAAAAGCATCGAAGGCGACATCGGCGACGCCGTCAACAAAGCCTCCAAGAAAAGCTCCAGCACCCTCATCTCGAAGATCGGCGGAGCATTCGGCAAAATCGGCAAGGTCGGCACAGGCGCGATCGCCACCCTCGCCGGCGGCATCACCGCATTGGCCGCCAAAGGCGGCTTCACCCGCGCCCTCAACATCGAGAACGCGCAAGCCAAACTCAAAGGCCTCGGCCACGACAGCGCGAGCGTCACCGAAATCATGAACGACGCGCTCGCATCCGTCAAGGGCACCGCGTTCGGATTGGGCGACGCCGCGACCGTCGCGGCCAGCCTGTCCGCCTCCGGCATCAAGGAAGGCGACCAGCTCACCAAGATCCTCAAGACCGTGGCCGACACCGCGCAGATCAGCGGCAGAAGCCTCACTGACATCGGCATGATCTTCGGTTCCGTCGCCGCCCGAGGCAAACTCCAGGGCGACGACATGCTCCAGCTCATGTCGAGCGGCATCCCAGTCCTCCAAATGCTCGGCAAGCATCTGAACAAGACCAGCGCCGAAGTGTCCGACATGGTCTCGGACGGCAAAATCGACTTCCAAACCTTCGCCGACGCCATGCAGGAAGGCCTAGGCGGCGCCGCACTATCCGCAGGCACCACATTCACCGGCGCCCTGGCCAACGTGAAAGCCGCGTTGAGCCGACTCGGAGAAACAGCCGCCACACCAGTCCTCGACGGCTTACGCGGCCTGTTCAACCAAGCCATCCCACTCATCGATACATTCACCGCAGCCGTCACACCAACCCTGCAAAAAGTCGGAGCGGCACTCCAACAAGGTCTCGAGAACGCGATACCCGCCACACAGGCGAAACTCAAAAACCTTGGCGACACGATCTCCAACATCCCCGGCTTCCAGATGCTCGCCTCGGCGACGGCCAGCCTCAAAAGCCAACTCACTGGCCTCTGGAACGCAATCACATCACTCATAGGCGGACTCAACAATGGCGGCGAAGCCGCCACAATGTTCTCCACAACCGCCGGCGCGCTCGCGGGAGTGGTCGCTTCGGTCGCGCAGGCGTTGTCGAACGCGGCGGGATGGGCGAAGACGTTCGTCAACACGTTCATCGAGACGGGCGCGTTGCAGCCGTTCCTTGAAAGCCTGACCGGCGTCATCTCCGGATTGGGCTCGCTGGTTTCCGTATTGGCGGCCGCGGTCTCGCAGGCCTTCGGCTTCAACGACAGCGCGCGCACCGCCAGTTCCGCGGCGCAGAGCTTCGCCGGACTGTTGAACACTTTGACCGGCGTGCTCATGACGGTGGGAGGCTGGCTGCAGTCGGTCGGACAGTGGGCGCAGCAGAACGGCGCACTGGTATCCGGCGCGTTGAAAGCCATCACCATTGCATTGCTCGCGGTCAAAGGCTGGGATATCGTCTCGGCCGGGCTGAAGACAGTTTCCGGTGGACTGAAGGCCATTTCCGCGACTGCCTCCGGTGTGGAGAAGACCGCTACGGCCACGTTCGATTTGATTGGCAAGATCTCCGACGCGGGAAGCGCGGCTGGAGCACTGAAGCAACTCGCCGGCTCGTTCAATATTGTCAAGGCAGCTCAATCGGCGTGGAGCGCGGTGACCAAGGCTGCTACCGCCGTGCAGCTGGCATTCAGCGCTGCCTTGGATGCGAATCCGATCGGCATGCTTGTCGTGGCCATCGGCGCGGTCGTGGCCGCGCTGACATGGTTCTTCACCCAAACCGAAACGGGCAAACGACTCTGGAACAGCTTCGCCACATGGTTCATGGGAATCTGGAACCAGATCAGCACCGCATGCCAGCCAATCCTGCAAGCCATCGCCATATTCATCACCCAGACCATGAGCCAAATCCAACAAATCTGGCAAACCGGATGGACACTCATCACCACCGTCCTCCAAAACGTCTGGAACACGATCGGCCCCATCATCATGACCGCGCTCACCGCGATCATCACCGGCATCCAAACATTCATCACCACCATCACACCACTCCTGCAAGCAGGAATACAGAACATCCAAACCATCTTCCAAACCGCCGTCACAATCATCAGCACGGTCTGGAACGGACTCTGGAACACCATATCCACCGTCGTACAAGGCGCATGGACCATCATCGCCACAGTCATCAGCACCGCACTCGCCGTCATCCAAGGCATCATCCAACTGGCGCTCGCGGTCGTCAACGGGAACTGGAGCGCCGCGTGGTCGGCCATCCAGGGCATCGTGTCGGCAGTGTGGGGCGGCATCCAAGGCGTCGTCTCCGCCGGCATCGGCATGGTCAGCGGAGTGGTATCCGCCGCATGCTCGACAATCCGGAGCGTGTGGGCCGCGTTGTGGAATGGCGTCGGAAGCATTGTGTCGAGCGTCTGGGGCGGCATCGTCGGCACCGTAAGCAACATGGTTGGCCGTGTCGGGAGCGTCGTGAGCGGGATCGGCGGAACCGTCCGGAGCGCGGTGTCCGGCGCGGGAAGCTGGCTCGTCAGCGCGGGACGCAACATCATCCAGGGATTGATCAACGGCATCACAGGAATGGTCGGCTCGTTGTATTCCAGCATCACCAACGCGTTGTCGGGCTTGGTGGACAAGGCCAAGAACGCTTTGGGCATCCACTCGCCGTCGCGTGTGTTCCGCGACGAGGTCGGCGTGATGGTCGGACGTGGCATGGCATTGGGCATCGACGATTCCGCGCATGTGGTCAGCCGTTCCATGGATTCGCTCGTCTCCACGATGAGCCTCTCCGACGCGGACTGGTCGAAGACCGGCAGGCTGAACGTCACGGCCGGCACCGGCGCCAATGCCGGCGACGGCGATCTGCGGGAACTCATCGCGGCCGTCGAATCGCTGCACGACGACCTCGGATCGATCATCGCCCGATACACGCCGACGATAGGGGACCGCGACTTCGCAAGGAAGGTGAGAAGTGCAATCGCTTGAATACGTGTGCGCCGCCACAGGTGAGCGCATCGGCTTCGAGGGGCCGCTGTACGGCGAGACGCTCACGGGACTGCGAGCCCGCGTCTGGGACTACAGCCTCGCCTCACGTGGCATGACGGGCATCACCCGCAAGGCACGCGAGGCGACAGTCACCGTGAAGATCCACGATTCTCCGGCCACGCTCGACCTACTGCGCCGCCTCGCGGACGCCGACATGGCATCCGTGAACCCGGGCACGCTCGTGGCCGACGGCGAATGGGAAGCCAAAGCGTGGATCACGAAAAGCGAACCGCAATCCATCACGCCCACGATGGTCGAGACGCAGTTGACCATCGTGCTGGCCGATGGCGTGTGGCGCCGTCCGACCATGACGCATTTCACGCCGCGATACGATTCCGGAACCGCCGACCTTGACTATCCATATGATTATCCGCATGATTTCGCCGGCATGGCATTGGGTGCCGAGATCGTCAACGACACGTCCATCCCGCAGCCGGTCAAGCTCACGATATTCGGACCATGCGCGCAACCGTACGTCATCATCGGAAACAACCGGTACGAGGTCGACGTGACCGTGCCATCCGGCTCGCGTCTGGAAATCGACGGCACCGGCGATGTCAGGACCGTCACCATGGTCAGCGGCACAGGTCTCGTCACAAACTGCTTCGCGCAGGCCGTGCGAGGGTCGGGCAAGGATTCCGGCCGGTACGTGTTCCAACCGCTCGCGCCCGGAACACAGCCGATCAGCTGGCCGGGAGGATTCCAATTCGACTTGACGGTCTGCGAGGAAAGGAGCGAACCGCCATGGACCTGATCGTCACCGACGCCACAGGCAAACCCGTGGCGAGCCACGCCTCATACACGCTCGACCTCGCGTTCGGTAGCGGGGAGAACGACTTCGACCTGCAGGTCGAAGACGCCGCGCTCAAGGCGGGGAGCCGCATCATGATCGACGGCACCGAGTACGGCGGCATCATCGACGACACGGATGTCGACGTGGACGGAGGCCTGTCCACCGTCACATGGCATGGCCGCGACTGGCATGGAGTGCTCGCCTCGAAGATCATCGAACCGGACAGGAACAACGATTACCTCACCCTGTCCGGCACGATTCCCGTCATTATGCGCACGCTCGTCAGCCGTGCGGGATTGCAAGGCCTGTTCACCGTCACCGACGAAAGCGCCGACCACAAGACCACCTGCCAGTTCGACCGGTACGTGGACCTGTACAGCGGTCTGGTCAAGATGCTCAGGGCAAGCGGACTCAAACTCCGGTTGCGTAATGACGGCGACAAGGTATCCATGAGCGCCATGCCCGTCCGCACGATCGGCGACAGCATCGACTCGGACCTCATCGACTTCACCGCCAAACAGGCGGCGCACCCGATCAACCATCTCATCTGCCTGGGCAAGGGCGAACTCAAGGACCGTACCGTCATCCACTGGTACGCCGACGCGAACGGCACGTTCAGCCACACGCAGACCCTCAAAGGCCTTGACGAACGCACCGCCACATACGAGTTGTCCAACGCCGAAGCCGACGAGCTCGAGGACAAGGGCAGGCAGAAATTCCAGGAGCTTCGGAACACCAGCACCATCGACGTGGACATTCCCGACGGCATCGACGCGGACGTTGGCGACCTGGTCACGGGTCGTGACAACAACACGGGCCTCGTCGTCACTGCCGAGATCTCCAAGAAGATCGTCAAGGTTTCGGGAGGCGTGCTCACCGTCACCTACGAATCCGGAGGTGCCAGCGCCGGCGGCAACAGCGGAGAATCCTCCATCGGGGATGGTGGCCACGCCTACTACGCTGGAGCCGGCCTCAAACTCGACGCCTGGACGTTCAGCGCCGACGTGACCAGAAACGACATCGACTCGCTCAACAACGCATTGTCGGGTAAACAGCCGAAAGGCGACTACATCACCGGCCTGAAAATCGGTTCGGTGGACACGCTCGCCCCCGGTGCACAGGCAAGCGCGTCGCTTACGGGCGCCGGCAGCGACAAAACCTTGAATTTGGGGCTTCCGAAAGGCGACCAGGGTCCGCAAGGGGAGAAGGGCGACAAGGGCGACGCAGGACCACAGGGGGCCACCGGAGCGACCGGACCCACCGGTCCTCGGGGAGAGAAAGGAGCGATCGGGGAGCGAGGGCCGCAAGGCGTCGCCGGTCCCGAAGGCCCGCAGGGACTGCAGGGGATACGCGGCGAGAAAGGCGATAAGGGTGATGCCGGCGCGATCGGCGCGGCGGGACCGCAAGGCCCGACGGGTTCCACAGGTCCGCAGGGTCCCACGGGTCCACAGGGAGCGACCGGCCCCCAGGGCAGACAAGGCATCCAAGGTTCCCAAGGCATCCAGGGCCCGCAAGGGGAGAAGGGTGACAAGGGCGACAGCGGCGTATCCGCCCCCTCGAACGGCTTCTTCACGCTCAGCATGGAAGGCGACGGCGACCTGTACGTGAACTATCCGGACAACACGAACCCACCCTCGTTCGTCTGGGACTCCGAGAGCGGGAACCTGTACGTGGACATCCCGGAAAGGTGACACATGGCGCGACTATTGATCGGCAACATCAAAGGCCCCAAAGGTGACAAGGGCGATACCGGGGCCACCGGCCCGCAAGGCAAGCAAGGAGCGCAGGGCGTTCAGGGAGCTAAAGGCGACGTCGGCCTTCCGGCGCTCGTGATGAAGAAATCCCTCGTCGGCGAATATCCGGTGGGATCCACTTTCACGGGGAACGTGAGCGAATGGTTGAACCGAACACCACTCGCCAACGAATATTCGACCGCATTGTCAGGTGGCGGAAAATACAGCATCGTCTGGCAGTGCGTTTCACAGTCCGGCAGCCTATTCACGGGAAAGACGATTTCCCGTCAATCCATCATCGGAACGCAAGGCCCTGCCGGACCGCAAGGTCCAAAAGGTGACGTCGGCCCACAAGGCGTGAAGGGCGATACCGGCGAGACCGGGCCTAAAGGAGCCACTGGAGCTGCCGGCCCTACCGGCCCGCAAGGTCCTGAAGGGCTGAAAGGTGACAAGGGTGATAAAGGCGATGTCGGACCCGCCGGAGAAGGAGGCCCTACCGGCCCGCAAGGTCCGAAAGGCGACACCGGCCCTGCCGGACCTACCGGAGCAACAGGCCCCACCGGGCCGCAAGGCAAGCAGGGAATACAAGGTGCGCAGGGACTGCAGGGCCCACAGGGACCGACAGGACCGCAGGGTGCCAGCGGCGTGACGGCGCCAACTTCCGGATTCTTCACACTGCAGGTCGACCCGAACGGAGACCTGTACGCCGTGTACGCGGATACGACCACCGCGTCGGCGGCTCCCGTCTCCTACGATCCGGCGACGGGCGACCTGTACTACATGATCAATGACGGAAAGTAAGGAGCGCATATGACGAAGATTCTGCTCGGCAACGTCAAAGGCCCCAAAGGCGACACCGGACCGCAAGGCAAGCAGGGAGTGCAAGGACCGCAGGGCCCTGCCGGCGCCACTGGCGCGACCGGGGCCACCGGAGCGAAAGGAGAGGCCGGCCAACGCGGCGAGACCGGGTTGCCTGCCTTGATCATCACACGCATACTATCCGGATACTGGACGTCCGCATGCTCGGATTTTGACTGGCGGGCACTCAGTTTCAACCGTGCCCCGGTCGTAGGCGAATACTTCTTCGCCATGACCAATGGCGGCAAGAACCTGATGTACGCGCAGATCACAGCCACCGGGAAAAACGTGACGTTCAAACCGGTTTCCAACACAAGCCTCGTCGGACCGAAGGGCGACAAGGGCGAGACGGGCATGAGCGCAAGCCAGGCGTTCATCGCCGCCCACCCGGTCGGCTCCCTCTACTGGACCACCGCCACAACAAATCCGGGAACCACCTACGGCGGCACTTGGAAGGAATGCAACACCATCCTTCCAGGACACATCTACCAGCGCACAGCCTGAAAGAGAAAGGAACATCAATGGCACGAACCACGAACATCACCAGATACACCTGCGACCGATGCCACGCCTCCGCATACCTCGCCGACGGTGACCCACGCACCTCCAGCGACTGGCACGACATCACACACACCACCGTCGACGGAGTCGCACAGGGCGCGCTCGTCTGTACCGCATGCTGGCAGACGTTCAAAGCGCTGGCAGCCACGCAGGACGCCGCCTACGCCGCATACCTCAACAACACAACAGATAGGAAGGAATGACCATGACCATGAATCTCATCACCGGCAAGGCCGGCGCTCCGCACATCACATCCAGCGACCAAGGAGCCATGCAGGCCGGACTGGTCGGAAACGGCAACTACCTGCTGCAAGGCAGCGACGGCAAATTCCCCGCCGTGACCATGCAGTCAGCAAACAAAGCGCTCGTCCCGGTCCTCAACCTTGTGATCGAAGGACGGTACGCACGCGTCACCGCGGCGGAAACCGTCACCATCGAAAGCGGAGTCACAGGACGGAACCGCAACGACCTAATCTGCGTGAAATACACGCGAGACTCGAACAACATCGAAACGATCGCGCTCGCGGTGCTGAAGGGCACCGCCACCAGTGGCACGGCGGCTGACCCCACGGTTCCATCGGGTAGTATCCTGAACAATTCCGGCACCGTATGGATTCCGATCGCCCGCATTCCGATCAGTGGCATTACCGCCGGAACTCCTGTCATGCTTGTCAAGCAGTTGCCTCCGATGAGCCAGCTGTGGGATTCCGTAACCCTGTACAACGCAAAAGGCTTCACGATCATCCGCACTGGAATGATGATGCTCATCAAATACGCCGGTTCCTTCGCGGGTGACAGTTGGAGCAGCGTGCAATGCGATTACACGCTGCCGGTCGAATTACGTCC